GTGTGTGCGGTATCGGGCCAGCGGGTGGTGATCCCGGCGCCGACGGCGTTGCCGGTCCAGAGATCGACGATGCGGGCGGCGTAGGGATCATTGCGCACCGCCTCCCGCGCGCGGCGGGCAATGGTGGCGGCGCCGCTGGCGACTTCACTGTTGGCGCTGCCGCCGGAGGCTGCCCAGGCCGAGGCGCGGCTGTCCTGTGCGGCGGCATAGCCGCGCAAGGCGTCCCAGGCGGCGCGGACGCGTCCGAACATCAGGCGGTTCCTCGGGAAAAATAGGCCAGGGTCAGGCCAGGCCGGCGGGTGGCCGGGTTCTCGCTGGCGTAGCCGGCGGCCAGGGCGGCACCGATCTCGGCGAGCGTGCGGTATTCCACCGTGCGACCATCGAAGCTGACCCGGGTGGTGCCGGAGGTGAAGGCGTCGGCCAGGCCGCGCCAGCGATTGCTGCTCGGCAGCGTCAGCGCCCAGGCCAGGATGGCAGGATCGAGCGCCGCCATCAGGGCGTCGCCACCTGGGCCAGGGCGCGCAGCACGCCCAGCACCTGGGCACCGCCGGCACCCAGCGCCAGCAACAGCGCGCCCATGCCCCAGATGGCGGTCTCGATCCGCCGCACCTGCTGGCGCAGGCTGCTCAGCTCATTCTGCACCGCGCCATAGCGCTCGGCGCAGCGTTCGACGTGCAGCGCCAGGTCCTCGCGCTCCCGCCCGTGCAAATCGCCGTTGCTCATGGCGTTCTCCTGTCTTGGTCAGCGCAGCCAGCCGCCGCGCGATCCCAGCCAGCCCCGTGGCCGGAAGGCTGCTGTTTCTGGCGGCGGTGCTGGCTGTGGTGATGGTGATGACTGAGCGACATTCCCGGTGCTGGGAATTTCGCTCGCCAGCAGCGGCGCGTTGGCCACCTCGTCCCTTAGCCTGGCCCAAAAGCGCTCGCCGTAGCGGTCAGCGCCGAGCAACCAGAGCGCGGCGCGGGCCAGAACGGCGCAGTCCAGCGCCTCGTTCCTATCGCGCAGCTTGGCCCATTCCTGCCGAGCAAAGCCGCGCTTGTCCTTGCTTGTGCGCAGCTGCTCCGCGACCAACTGCTTGACCCATTCCACCTCGATCGCCCGTGGCAGATGCACCCAGCCGGATGGCCATTCCACCGCGTCGCCGCGGCCGAGCCAGAGCCGGCGGTACAGGTCGGCCTTCCAGGTCGAGACCGACACCGTCCAGAGCTTCAGGCCACGCCGCAGCTTCTGGCCATTGACCAGCGCATCCACCCAGGTCGGGCCGTGCACCGGCTGTGCCCGGTTCCAGCCATCGACGCCCTTGGTCGGCGCGATGCGCGGATCCCGCAGCCGCCGCAGGTGGCCATAGACCGCCGCGGTGTCGCGCCCACCGGTGTCGACGCAGAGCCGGGCCACCCGCATGCTGCCGCCACCATCGCGCGGCCAGTCCCGCGCCAGGATGCCGGCCAGCGCGTCCCAGGGCTCCGGACCGCGGGGGCTGCCGGGAATGACCAGATGGTCCACCAGCCACGAAGAGAAACCCTCGGCCCAGCCCCAGATGTCGCATTCGATCCGGTCATCCTGCACGTCCACGCCGGCGGTCAGCACCAGGGCCGCCGACGGAACCACGCCGAGTGGAAAGTCCTCGCGCCGTTCCACCAGCCGTTCCCAGTCGGGGGCCTCGCCCTGTTCCTGCCAGGTCTCGCCCAGCACGGTATTCTTGAACGTCTTCAGGTCTTCCGGCTTGCCCTGCGCCGCCTCCCAGTCGCGCGCGATCTGCTCCCACGACAGCCAGCCGACCGGGGAATACAGCGCCGAGATGTGGAAGCCGACCGTATACGGGTCCTGGGCCTGTGCCGTGGCCCGCCAGATGCCGGCGGCCAGCATCGCGGTCTTGTGGTGTTCCTCGATCGGCCGCTCGCAGGCCTCACAATGGTAGGTCACCCGCTGGTAACGTTTCAGGCGATCGCAGCCTCCGCCGCCCTTTGCTCCACGCATCGTGGCCGCTTCCGCTGGATACCGTCACGTTTTCTCTCCGGGCGCACCCGCGAAGCCGCCGCGACATTCATCCGGCCGGATCCGGCACGAACGCCGGGTATCTTCCTTGTCCCTGAGCAATACCAGCCGAGGGTCGGGACACGAGCTTAAATTCCGAACCCGGGTGTATCAAAGTCGTTGACACGTTCCGTAACGCGGGCCGCTGCCGATCTGGACGCGGCCGATCATCTCATCAGTACGAAGAACCCGCTCCTTGGGACGCTCACCATCGGTAAAGTCCCGGACCGGCCACCGATGCTGGCCGTCACAGACGATGCGTTCGCCATCGTCGAATGTGAGCGCGAAACAGGGGCGGCCGATCATGACCGGGGACACTCCGGTCACATGACACGGTGTGCCCGTCTCGTCGAAGATCGTGTCGCCAACCAGTAGGGCGCCCATCGTCGCCCAACCCTCGACGGTTGGGATCGGGGTGTCGATCGCCAGCGGGGCGCCCACCTGCGCGCCCTTCATGAACACCACCCGCCGGGCGGGATGCACCGCCGAGAGGGCGTCCATCACCTCCTTGAGATAAGGCGTGCGCGATGTGCGCCAGGGCCCCGGTTCTGACGATCCGCGGGTGCTCAGCACGCGATGCTGGTCGGCCCATTGGCTGACGGTAAGTTGCGGCGGCGGACGCAGCATGGCGCCCGCGCGCCGGCGGACATGCTCAGCCGTCCGGGGCGCCGGTTCCGAGAGGGTGCGGATCGAAGCGATCGGCCGCCTCCGTCAAGAGATCGGTGATGTGCTGTTGCAGCACGGTCTGCACGAGATGCGGGTCAGCGCTGAGTTCGGCGGCGATCAGGCCGGAGACCCGGGCGGGCCAGTTCAGCAGGGCGTCGCGCATGGCGCCGGCGATCTCGTCGATGGCGGCATTGGCTGTCGCCACATCGAGGAGCCGGGCCTTCTCCTCGTCGAGGGCCAGGCGGCGGGCTTCGACCTTCAACGCCAGTTCCGCAACCTTCAGGCGGGCGAAGGGCGTGCCGTCACTGAGGCTGGACCCAGCGCCGGCGCTGGTGCCGATCGACCCAGGCGGCGAGGGACCGACCGGCATGCCGGCCAGGGGGGATCGCACGGGATCGGCGGTCTCAATCAGGCGGCGGCGGGTCTTCTCGACATCCCACTGACCGTCCGCCTCTCGGACAATGCGGCCCGTGGTGGCGGCCTTGCGCAGGGCGGCCTCGGTGACGCCGATCCGGCGGGCCGCCTCGCGGGTGGACGATGTCAGTTCCGGCATGCGGCGACCTCCCGCCGCGCGATCAGGCGTTCAGAATGATGCGCTCCCGAGGCCTAATCCGCTTGGCTCCGGTGCGCCCCAGCGCGAATGGTCCATCACGCGGCGAGAACAAACCCGCCTCGGATGGAGAGCCAGATGACGACCACCACCCCGAAGTCCAACGATGCCGCCCTGGCCGCCTTCATGGAGGGCAAAGCCGAGATCGACACCCTCCTGGCCCGCATCGCCGCCGCCAGCAACGACCATTTCGGGATGAATCCCGATCGCGTCACCTGGGGCGATGCCGGGAGCCTGGGCTTCGTGACCGAGCGCCTGAAGGAGATCACGGAGTTCCTCGGGGTTTGAACGACTTCACTCCGCGACGGCCCCGACCGGGTTCCGCCCGGCGGGGCTCCGGGTCGTAGGAGGGCGATGGTCGCCCTCCCTACCCAGGAGACCCGATCATGACGCAGCCTCCCACGCCACAGACCAAGTTCAACGCCAAGCGCAGCGCCGAGAACGCCACACGCCGGACTGGTATCGAACACAGCATCGCCGAAGTGGAGGGCGGCTGGATGGTGGTGGCGCCGTCGGCGACCACGAATGAACCGGTCGCAACCGGGATCGATGAGGCAATTCAGGCTGAAGCTTCCGCGATCGCCGACGAAATCGACGCGGGGCAGGTCAAACAACCGGGATCGCTCCCGCGTGTTCCCCGCGGCCTTGCGGCGGCGGCGCGCGCCGTCCTTGATGCCTGGAACGACGAGACCAACCGCGAAATCGACATCATCGGCGCCTTGGAAGGGCCGATGGCGGCCTTGAACATTGCCCTGGCCCGTAAGCCCGAACGCCCCGCCGGGGCGCCACGGCCGCAGCGCGAGGGCACCAAGCAGCAGGCGGTGCTGGGCCTGCTACGCCGGGACGAGGGTGCAACCATCGCCCAGATCATGGAGGCCACCGCGTGGCAGAGTCATACGGTCAGGGGCTTCCTCGCCGGGTTGAAGAAGAAGGGCACCCAGGTCGATGTGCTCGACCGCGTCCGCCAGGTCGGCCCGAACAAAGAAGGGGCCAAGGGGTCCTACAGCATCTACCGCATCGTGGGTTGATACCGCCCGCCGGCCATACATGGCCTGTTGAACGAGAGCGGGGCTGAGGCCCCGCTTTTCTCAATCATCCCATCATTTCGACGGGATGGTTGTCCCCAGGACGGTCATGACGGCTGCCTGCGACAAGCCGAAAGATCGAGCAATGACCGCCGGCTTCATTCCTGACCGAAAAGACGCGCGGATCAAATTGGCCTTGCCCAATGGAACGTCATCGCTTTTTCCCGGCCGAT